CCGATCCCGTAGCCTGCTACGCTGTAGTTCGCTGGGAGATGCCCCGCAGCGCAGACCCAAGGAGCGCACCATGAACAGCACCACCGCCCCCGTCGCCGACGTCATCAACGTGTGGGAGCACGACCGCCGCAGCCGGCGCCGTCAGCCGCTCCACACCCGGTCCGGGTTCGACACCGGCATCGTCGACGACGCCGGGATGCTCTGCGACCCGCTCGCCCACAGCCGGATCAACCGGCAGGTCAGCTCGCCCGGCGGCGCGATCCTCGACGCGCTCGACGAGGAGGGCTCCCGATGATGTGGGCACGGCCGCTCGCGTTCCCGATCCCCCGGTGGCTGCGCGCTGTCGGCCGCTGGTGGAACCGCACCGACCGCGACCACCGGTACCCGCAGGGGTGGCGGTCGTGAGCGGCGACCCGGTGAAGGTCTCCCCCGCGGAGGCGGCCCGTCGATTCACGATGGCCGACGCCGAAGCCGCCGGTCACGTCCTCGACGTCGCGGTGTCGGCCGACGGGCGGCTGGTCGGCGACTGCTTTCGCGGTGATGAGCGGTGCTGGTCGTTCGCCATCACCCGCGACCGGGCGTCGTTGGAGTCCTCACACGTGCAGCACGCCGCCGAGGCGACCGGCGTCTGCTGGGAGTGCTCGCAGCCGGAGGCGGACTGGCCGAACCTGGAGCGGTGCCTCCGCTGCTGGCTCATGTACCACTCGATCGTCCATCACCTGCTACCCCGCGATTGTCCGCCGTTCCCCGGCGAAACGTCCGAAGGGAGCGTCCGATGATCAGTAGCGATGAGCATGTCGTGCGGGATGATGCGGGGAGTCGTTCCGCTGTGGTCGCGGCGTTCGTCGGGATCGCGATCCTCGGGATGATCGTCGGCGGCGCGCTCGCGTCCGCCGTCGCATGGTTCGCCGGGTAGTCTCTGAGGTCTGGCGCTCCAACCAGTGAACGCACCCTCGGTCGCCTTGATCGGGGGTGTGTTCGCGCTCGGCCGCGTTGACCATGCGTGACAGCGTTCCGGGCGGTCTGCCATGATGACCGCCTAGAGCGACGCGGCGACAGGGGCATGGCCCGGTCCGTCCGCTCTCCCCGACCCCTTCACCTGTCACGGGAGAACGAACGATGGAACGGCTTCTGGAGCTGCTGGCGAAGGCCGGCGACCTCACCGCTGACGAGCAGGCCGAGCTCTCTCGGCTGCTCGCCGACACGCTCGGCACCGCCGAGACGCCCGCCGAGACGCTGGGCGACCTGTCCGACGAGGATCTCGCCGCGGTCGTCGCGGCGATCCCCGACGCGTTCGACGCGGCCCGTGCCGCCGAGACGCCGTCGATCGACCTGCTCACGGCGCTGGCCGACGGGATCGACGCCGTGCTCGCCGAGGATCAGACCCGGCAGGCCGCGGCCGAAGAGGCCGACCGGCTCGTCGACGATCTCGCTCGTCGGGTCCACGCGTCCGCCGACGACCCGGAGAACGGCGACGAGGGCGGCGACGGCGACGGCGACGGCGACGACAACGGCGAGGGTGGCGAGGGTGCGGGCGACGCTGAGGCGGTCGCCGAGCCCGAGGTCGTCACCGCTGCGGCTCCCCGCCCGGCGCGTCCCGGCCGGATCCCGCTGTCGACCCTCGCCCGCGGCAACACGCCGGCGGTCGCCGAGGCCGAGACGCCCGTCGACGGTGCCCGTCGGATCACCGCGTCGACCGCGATGGGCGGTGTCCCCGCCGGCGGCGAGATCGCGAACGTCGACCAGCTCGCCGAGCTGATGGCCGACGTGTTCCAGCGGAACCGGTCCGCGAAGGCCGGGCAGCGGATCCCGCTCGCCCGGTTCACCCACGAGTACCCGGAGGACCGGCAGCTGTCGCCGTCGGACGGCCGCTCGAACATGGAGCGGATCGGCCGGGTCCACGAGTCGGCCCGGCTCGCTCTCGCCCGCGGGCAGCGTGACGCCCGCTACGAGGGGCTGGTCGCCGCCGGCGGGCTCTGCGGTCCGCTCCCCGTCCGGTTCGATCAGGACGTCGTCGGCTCGACCGACCGGCCCGTCGCCGCATCCCTCGCCGGGTTCGACGCCTCCCGGGGCGGTGTCCGGTTCGTGCCCTCGCCGACCCTCGCCGACATCGGCATCGACGGTCAGCCCGGCGACTCCGACGCGGCGATCGGCATCTGGACGATGGCCAACGATGAGGCGGCCGATCCGACCGACGCGGAGACGTTCAAGTCGTACCAGCGGATCGCCTGCGGCGAAGAGGCGACCGCCGAGCTGTACCTGATCACGGCCCGGTTCGCTGTCGGCAACATCCAGGCGCTCACCTGGCCCGAGCGTGTCCGTGCGTTCATCGACCTCGCGTCGGTCGGCTACGCCCGCGCCGGCGACACGGCGCTGCTCGCCCGGATCCAGGCGCTGTCGACCGCGGTCGCCGGGTTCTCGCCGGTGCTCGGCTCGGCGCGCGACCTGCTCGCCGAGTGGGCGTCCGCCGCGTACGCGCTCCGCACCCGGAACCGTGTCGCACGCGAGACCCCGGTGCGGGTGTGGGCCCCGGAGGCGGCGCGCACGTCGATCCTGATCGACCTGATGCGCCAGCTCCCCGGCGACGACGCGTACGGCCGTGCCGCGACGCTGCTCGACCGGGCGCTCGGCGAGATCGGCGTGACCGTCACCTGGTCCCCGGATCTGCAGGTGCCCGGCGCGGTCGCCGGGACGCTCCCACAGGTGCCGACCACGATCTCGTACGGGATCGCGATCGAGGGCACGTTCACCATGCTCGACGGGATCAACATCGACCTCGGGTTCGAGTCGAACACCCCGATCAGCGACACCCGCACGAACGCCGTGAACGACTACGAGCTGTTCATGGAGGGCGGCGAGCAGGTCGCGAAGTTCTCCGGCCTGCAGTCCCTGTGGGTCACGACCGACGTCTGCCCGACCGGCTCCACCGGCGGGTCGGTCGACGTCATCTGCGACGCCTCCTGACGTAGTGAGGTAGCGGTGGTCCCGACCCGGGGTGGCGTCGGGACCACCGCACCGCACAGTCCGCCCCGAACGGAGGAACCAGCATGGCCGGAGGCCGAGTCCTGATCGAAGGCCCGCCGCGGCGGGTGCAGACCCACACCCTGCACGGAGCGGCGGCACGCGCGCAGGGCGACAGCGTCGACCGGTGGGTGTCCGGTGTCACCTGGCGGTCCGACCTGTGCGGCGACACCGGCGGTGTGCTCGTCCCGTCGTGCGACTCGTACGAGACGGAAGGCACCCCCGACAAGCTCCCGCCGGGGACGTTCGGCACGTCCACGTACGACCCGTTCATCGTGTGGGCCGGTGCATCGTGCACGACCGCGACGCGCGACGAGGTCGAGCGTGCCGTCCGCGACACGCTCATGGTCGACCGGCACCGCCAGCTCGAAGCGGAGTTCTGGCGCGGGAACATCGCGATCGCCGAGGGGAACGACAACCCGTACCTGTCGCGGGTCGATCTCGTCGACGAGCTGAACTCGGGCGACGCGACCCCGCTCGCCTACGCGCTCGCCGATCTGCAGCAGGCGATCGCGTCGTGCGCTCCGGGTGGGCGCGGCATGATCCACGCGACGGTCCGCACCGTGTCGCTCTGGCATCTGCTCGGCATGATCCGCGTCGACGGGACCAGCCTCGTCGACGTCCTCGGGAACATCGTCGTACCCGGCGTCGGCTACGACGGATCCGCACCCGGCGGCGCGGTCGACGCGACGGGTCGCACGGCGTGGGCGTACGCGACCGGACTCGTCGTCGCCGAGTTCGGTGACGAGCTGGGCCTCGCCGCGATCGACCGGCAGACGAACGACCGTCAGGTGATCGTCGAGGAGTTCGCCGGCGCATGGTTCGACGAGTGCTGCCTGTTCGGCGTGAACGTCGACCTGTGCAACACCGAATGCTCGACCAGCGGTTCGTGAGGAAGGAGCGGAGGATGATCCGAAAGGTGGCGGCGGGTGCTCTCGTCGCAGCGGCCGTGTTCTCGATCGGATGGGCGGGCGCGTCGTGGATCGTCGAGTCGACCGGCGACGGCGCCGCGCGTTCCGGCGCGGCCGACGCGCTGATCGTCTCGCCCGGCGTGCCCGACGTCGCGCTCTTCCCCGGTGGGACCGGCGACGTCGCCGTGTCCGTCGAGAACCCGAACGCCTGGCCCGTGACCGTGACGTCGTTCACCGTGACCGGTCCGATCGTCTCCGACGACGCCGCCTGCGACGCCGCCGGCCATCACGTGACCGTCGCCGACCAGACCGGCGAGTGGCTGATCCCCGCCGGCGAGACGGTCGAGATCCATCTCGCCGACGCAGCGTCGATGGGCCTCGACGCCGCGTCCGAGTGTCAGGCGGTGACGTTCACCGTCCCTTTCGCGCTGGCGGGCTGATCGGCCCTCCAACGACGACGACGGAGCCGCCCACGACGACGACGACCGCGCCCGTCGAGATCGACGCGTGGACCCGACCCGATCAGGTGCCCTCGTCGTCGGCCGACGAACCCACGGGGAACTTCCGCACGTTCTGCCGGCCGTCGGCGCTCGGGTTCATCGACCCGATCGTGTCGCCCGGCGTCCCGTCGATGCACCTGCACCAGCTCTTCGGGAACACGTCCGTCGACGTCGACTCGACGTACGAGTCGCTGCTCGGGTTCGGCAACTCGACCTGCGACGGGGGACCGCTCAACCGCACCGTCTACTGGCCTCCGGCGATGATCGACGCCGCCGGCCGCGTCGTCACGCCAGTCGACATGCAGATCTACTACAAGGCGCAGGCATACGTGTCGGGGTCGCTCGCCGACCGGCAGGCGTCGATCGCCGCGGTTCAGCCGCTCCCGGCTGGGCTACGCATGGTCAGCGACTCTTACCGGTTCCGCTGCGAGAACGGCGGGCCGTCGTCGGCGCGGATCCCCGACACGTGCAACGGCGGGAAGCTGCTCGCCGAAGTGTTCTTCCCGTCGTGCTGGGCCGGCGTGGTCGACGGCGAACCGCAGCTCGACTCGATCGACCACCGGTCGCACATGGCGTTCCCGGTCCGCGACCCGCATTGGGGGAACCTGACCTGCCCGGCGTCGCATCCGGTGCAGCTCGTCGAGATCACCGAGATCATCACCTACCCGGCGGCGACCGACCAGGCCGGATGGCGGCTCTCGTCCGACCTGGCGATGGGCTCGGATGACGGGCTGACGATGCACGCCGACTGGTTCGGAGCGTGGGACCCGCGGATCCTCGACCGCTGGCACCGCGAGTGCGTCCAGGCGATGCGGAACTGCGGCGGGTCGCAACTCGGCGACGGGACCGCGCTCGCCGGATCCGCCCCGGGGATGGGTCCGGGCCGCGTGTCGGGTTGGACCCCGACACCCTGAGAGGATCGAGCGATGGCCGACTGGATCCTCGAACAGTCCGACGACTTCGACCGTGCCGACGGGCCGCTCGGCGCGGCGTGGGCGCAGGCGTTCGCCGGCGCGATCGTCATCGCGAGTCAGCGGGCCGTCTACTCGGGCATCTGGGGTGGGGGCGGCTACCCGGCGTGGATGGTCACCGAGGCGACGACCGACGACCAGGCGGTCGAGGCGGACGTGATCTGCCCGGCGAACAACGCGAACCACAAGATCCGCAAGTCGTCGGTGATCTGCTGCAAGGCTGGTCGCTGATGACACGCGCGATCGGTGGGCTCACGACGGAACCGGGCGACGGCTACCGGTACCACGCGTTCATCTTCGGGACGTCCGAACTCGAAGTCGTCGAAGCCGGCGACCTCGAAGTGCTCGTCGTCGCCGGCGGCGGCGCGGGCGGAATCGGCACCAGCTCGTCCGGCGGTGGCGGCGGGGCGGGCGGGCTGATCCACGACACCGCGTACGCGGCGACCGTCGGAACGATCGCGGTCACCGTCGGAGCCGGCGGGACGACGGTCGGGAACAGCGACGGCAACAACGGCGCCGACTCCGTGTTCGGGACCCTCACCGCGGTCGGCGGCGGCGGCGGCGGCGGCGGGCATGGCGGGAACGCCGGGAAGCTCGGCGGATCCGGCGGTGGTGGCTGCGCCGGATCGTGGACCGGGGCCGGTGGCGCGGCGACGTCAGGACAGGGGTTCGCCGGTCGTGGCGGCGCCGGCGGGATCGACGCGAACAAGCGCGGCGGCGGCGGCGGCGGAGCGGGCGGCCAGGGTCCGCAGCCGGTCAGCGGCGGCCAGGTCGGCGACGGCGGTCCCGGCATCGAGATCGCCGCATTCGCAGCGTGGGGTGACAGCGGATGGTTCGCCGGCGGCGGCGGAGGCGCTGTCGGCTCCGGTGGGTCCGGCGGATCGACGGGCGGTCAGGGCGGCGGCGGCAACGGCGGCAACGCGACACCGACCGCCGGCGTGGCGAACACCGGCGGCGGCGGGGGCGGTTCCCGATCGAGCACGTCCGGCGGGAACGGCGGGTCAGGGATCGTGCTCGTCCGCTACCCGTACCCCGCGCAGTCGCCCGCGTCGGGCACCGGCGGGACCGTCACCGAACCGGGCGACGGCTACCGGTACCACGCATTCACCACGTCGGGCGACTTCGAGGTCGACCGCGCCGGCATCGTCGAAGTGCTCGTCGTCGCCGGCGGTGGTGGCGGTGGGTTCGGGACGGCGAACCACCGGGCGTGCGGCGGCGGCGGAGCTGGCGGGCTGATCTACGAGCCGTCGCACTTCGTCGACGTCGGCACGATCACCGTCACGGTCGGCGCCGGCGGCGCGGCTCGTACGACCACGGCGAACGGCGGGAACGGCGGCAACTCCGTGTTCGACTCGCTGACAGCGATCGGCGGCGGTGGTGGTGGCGCGTCGAACACCGTCGGGTCGTCCGGCGGGTCCGGTGGTGGCGGCGGGGCGCTCAACAACGCCCGGGCCGCGGGCGGTGCCGGGACGACGAACCAGGGTCACGCCGGCGGGCACGCCCACTCGGGCACGTCGAGCGGTTCGGGATGGAAGCGCGGCGGCGGCGGCGGCGGAGCGGGGACCGCCGGACGTGGCGTGAACTCGGCGAGCGACGGGCCGCTCGAAGCGACGCGCCCACAGGGCGGCACCGGCCGAGAGTTCCCCCAGTTCGCCGCCTGGGGCTCCCCGGCCGGATGGTTCGCGGGTGGCGGTGGTGGTGGCGCCGCCCAGAACGCTGGCGACGGCGGCGGCGGCGACGGCGGCGCGGGCGGCGGCGGCGAAGGATCGAAGCGTGACACCGGCGACGACCACACCGGTAAGCCCGGCGTGGCGAACACCGGCGGCGGTGGCGGTGGCGGTACCGCGACGACCTCGGGCGCCGGTGGGTCGGGGATCGTGCTCATCCGCTACCTGCTCACGGCACCGCCCGGCGCCCCGACCGACGTCGCCGCCGTCACAGGCGTCGATCCCGGCGAGATCATCGTCACCTTCACCCCACCCGTCGACGACGGCGGAGCGGCGATCACCGGGTACGAGATCGACGTCGCCCCCGCCGGGTCCGGCGTGTGGACGACCTACCCGGCGTCCTCTTCGCCGACGACGATCGGCGGACTCGAACCGGGGGTGTCCTACGACGTGCGGGTGCGCGCCGTGAACGACCTCGGCCCGAGCGACTGGTCCGGCACCGTCACCGTCGTCGCCGGCGGCTCGTCGACGTCGCGGTCGATGACCCGGCTGTTCCGCAAGGCGTCCGCGATCTGCTGTCCCACCACCTGACCAGCCGACCACCTACACTCCGACACGGAGAACAACCCCGCCCGGGAGGCCCCCAATGGCTCAGTGCTTCACCCCGCTGCAGGTCTGTGCAGTCGTCGCGACGAAGCTCGCCGCGAACGGCGCCCCCGATCCGGGGCTGCAGTCCGTCTACGTGTCCGACAAGTTCGTGACCATGAACCGCGCCGTCGAGCGCGAGGAAGGCCAGCGGATCCAGCTCCGCTCGGGTTGCGGCGTCCCGATCGTCGACTTCCGCGACTGCGACCGCGTGACCGGCGTGACCCTCACCGCCGGCCTCGGCGTGTTCGACTTCCAGCTCCTCTCGCTGCTCACCGGTTCGACGCTCATCACGGAGACCGACGAGGCCGTGGGCTTGGCGCTCCCCGCGCTCGACGCCGCCTGCCCGAACGGTGTCGGCATCGAGGCGTGGGTCCGTGCCGTCGAGGGCGACGCGCAGGCGCTGCACCCCGTCTCGAACGAGCCGGCCTGGTTCCGGTTCGTCTGGCCGAAGGTGACGTGGTCCTACGACGGCGACCTCGGCTTCCAGGGCGACCAGGCGTCGACGACCGGGCTGCGCGGCATCGTCTCATCGAACCCCGCGTGGGGCACCGGCCCGAACGCCGACCTGCCGGCGTTCTCCGGTGCCGAGCTCGTGTACCTCGACGACGAGGACGCGTTCCCGACCGTCGAGTGCGACTTCCAGGCGCTCGCCTCGTAGATCGGCCGAGGCGACGTCGGGCGGAGAGACAGCACCCCGGGGTGATGCCCGGGGTGCTGTCGCGTCCGGGCGTAGCATCTGAGCCATGACGCTGCTCCCGATCGACCAGGGCCCGTGCTCGCCGTGGGCTGACGACGCCGATCTGACCGCGGTCGGCTGCGACGCCCCCGACGGCGTCGACATGGGACCGTGGTTGCAGGCCGCGACCGACATGCTGTTCGCCCGGTCCGGTCGGCAGTGGATCGGCGAGTGCTCGATCACGATCCGTCCGTGCGGGTCCGGGCATCCGGGCTGCGCCGACACGGCGATGTGGAGAAACCTCGACACGTTCGAGTGGTGGTGGAACGGCTGGGGATGCGGATGCGGTCCCAGCGGGCGCTGCGACGCCGGACCCGCCGCGTTCCGGCTCCCCGGGTCCCATCCGGTGCGCGCCGTCACCGAGGTTCTGCTCGACGGCGACCTGCTCGTCGACGGGGTCGACTACCGGGTCGACGACTGGCGGGTCCTCCGCCGGCTCGACGGGGGTAGCTGGCCGCGCTGCCAGAACATGAAGGCGGACACGTCCGAAGACGGGACGTGGTCGGTGACCTACACGTACGGGACGCTCCCCCCGACCGCTGGTCGCCTCGCGGCGGCGGCGTGGGCGTGTCATCTCGCGAAGACCGCGCACCCCGGCGACGGGTGCGTCCTCCCCGCCGGCGTCGAGTCGCTGTCGCGGCAGTCGGTCGACATCGTCATGGCGTCGGGGGCGGAGCTGCTGGACTCGGGGATGACCGGGATCGAGCTCGTCGACCAGTTCATCTCGGCGTACAACCCGCACGGCGCCCCGGCTCGGGCGAGGTTCCGGTCGCCGGACGACCCGCGGTACTCGGTGCCGGACACCACCATCGTCGGGTCGTAACCCCATCGGCGGCGCGCGGCCGTCGTACCATCCGGGCATGCCCGACGTCGTGATCTTGGTCCCTCGCCGCGCCGACCACGGGCCGAGGGACCGGCTGTGGCAGTTCTCGCGCCGCTGGTGGGCCGAAGCGTTCCCCGACTGGCCGATCGTCGAAGGTCACCACGACGACGGGCCGTTCAACCGGTCCGCCGCGGTGAACCAGGCCGCTGCGCTCGCCGGCGACTGGAACGTCGCGGTGGTCATCGACGCCGACGTGATCCCGACCCGGCACGCGATCCTCGGCGCGGTCGCGGTCGCCCGGGCGGACGTCCCGGCGTGCGGGTTCCATCTCCGGCGGCATCTCACCCAGAAGGGCACCGAACGGGTCCTCGCCGGCGACCGGGGGTCGTGGGTGCCGCACGTCAAGCAGGACCACCGTGACTCGGTGTCGGGCGCGTACGTCGTGTCCCGCCCGGTGTGGGACGCGGTCGGCGGGTTCGACGAGACGTTCCGGGGGTGGGGATGGGAAGACGTCGCGTTCAAGCTCGCGACGGAGACGATCGCCGGGTACGACATGGTTCGCATCGCGGGGGACCTCTGGCACCTGTGGCACCCGGTCACCGCGGAACGCGACGAGAAACGCCCCGAGTTCCAAGCGAACCGGGAACGCGCCCGCCGGTACCGGGCGGCGAAGCACGACCCGGCGGCGATGAGGGACCTGCTCGACGAAGCCGGCCGCGACCGGGCCGAGCTCCCCGCCCCGATCCCGATCGAGTCGACGATCCCCCGGATCTTGCACCGGACCGTCCCGGAGACGACGACAGCGGAGGTCGACGAGTTCTGGGAGACCGCGAAGGCGTTGCACCCCGGCTGGGTGTTCTACGACCACCGCGACCCGCTCGACCCTGCGGACTGGCCCGAGACCGGGGACCTGTGGGGACGGTGCCGGTCGGGGGCGCAGAAAGCGGGGTTGATCCGGCTCGAAGCGCTGTGGCGGTGGGGTGGGATCTACGTCGACTCCGACGTCGAGCTGTACCGGCCGCTTGACCCGCTCCTTGGGGTCCCGATGTTCGCCGGGTGGGAAGACGCCGGCGTCGTCCCCGACGCGGTCCTCGGCGCCGTCCCGCAGCATCCGGCGGTCGCTGTGATGCTCGCCGACGCGCGCCGGTCGATCGAGAACGGCGGCGGCGCGTGGGACTCCGGTCCCGGGGCGACGACCAGGGCGCTCCCAGGGCGCCCCGACGTGCTCCTGCTGCCCCCCGGGTCGTTCTACCCGTACCACTACACCGAACGGCACCGGCGGCACGAGACGCACCGTGAGGCGCAGCCGTGGGCGTTCGGGGCGCACCACTGGCACCACTCGTGGAAAGGCAGGTGATCCGGATGGCTGCTGCGGACCCGGTGACGTTCACCGCGGACGACACGTTCACCCTGTGGGGCGACGAGCACCGGTACTTCGACCACCCGTATAACACGACGCTCCTGAACGACCGGGCGGTCGAGGTTCCTGTCGCTCTCCGGTTCGTCGAGCATCAGGTCGGGGTCGGGGTCGAGATCGGGAACGTCCTCTCGCATTACACGACCGTGTCGCACCGGGTCGTCGACCGGTGGGAAGAAGCGCCCGGGGTTGAGAACATCGACGTGTTCGACGTCCGCGGCCCGTTCGACTGGATCGTCGCCGTGTCGACCCTCGAACACGTCCGCAAGGACGAACCCGACCAGGGCGCACCGTGGGCGGCGGTGACCGCGGTCGAACATCTCCGCCATCAGCTCGCCCCCGGTGGGGAACTCCTCGTCACCGTCCCGTTCGGTCAGAACCCGTACCTTGACGGGGCGATCCTCGGGCGGGCGTACCGGCCCGACCGGGAGGCGACGATGATGTGGACCCCCGACGGGTGGCTCGCTGCGGAAGGTCTCGCTCTGTGGCGGCCGGTTCGCCCGAGGAACTGGGCCGGGTCGGTCTGGTTCGCGATGTGGTGCGGATGACCCCGATCGACTTCTACGCGACCGAATCCCACTTCGCGGACCACCTGGCGCCGATGTGGCGGGCGCTCCCCGACGGACTCCGCGGCCGGTTCGTCGTCCATCCCCGGATCGCGCGACGTGTCGCGCGGCACCGGATCCCGATCGAGCACGTCCCCGGGCATCTCGGGCTCACCGTCGTCGCCTCGTACGGGGACTTGAAGAAGGCGCGCCGGCACACCGACCGGGTCGTCTACTGCGAGCACGGCGCCGGCCAGTCGTACATCACGTCCCGCGACGTCGGCTCGTACATCGGTGCCGGCGACCGTGAGAACGTCGTCGCGATCTTCACGCCCGGCCCGCACTCCTACGCGCGGGCCCGCGCCGCGTACCCGTCGATCCCGGTGTACGAGGTCGGCTGCCCGAAGCTCGACCGCTGGTCGACGTCGACCGGGACCCCCGACGTCGACGAAGCGACGGTCGCGTTCTCGTTCCATTGGGACGCGGTCGCTGTCTGCCCGGAGGCCCGATCCGGGTTCCCGCAGTTCGGGCCGGCAGCGATGAAGCTCGGCGAACGGTTCGCCCGGGTGATCGGTCACGGCCACCCGAAGGCGATGCCCCGGTACGCGCCGACCTACGCCCGCTCTGGTGTCGACGTGGCGTGGCACTTCGACGACGTGATCGCCCAGGCGGACGTCTACGTGATCGACAACTCGTCGACGATGTTCGAGTGGGCGGCGCTCGACCGGCCCGTCGTCGTGATGAACCCTCGCTGGTACCGCCGCGACGTCCACCACGGGCTGCGGTTCTGGGAGTTCGCCGACGTCGGTGTTCAGGTGAACCGGCCTGACGATCTCGCCGGCGCGGTCGTCGACGCGCTCGCCGACCCCGCGGCGCAGCAGACCCGGCGACGGGAGATCGTCGGCCAGCTCTACTCGCACCGTGGGGAAGCCGCCGTCACCGCGGCAGCGGCGCTCGACGAGGTCGCGGCTGCGGTGCGTCGACGGGCGTAGCATGGCGGGTCGAGCACGGAGGCCGACCATGCCCAACCCCTACCGTCCCCGCAGTCGCCGCAACATCGGCCGGACGTCGATCACGACGAACATGCCGCGGAACCTTGAAGAGACGCAGCGGCCGTCGCCGGTGGCGGGTCGCTGCCCCCGCTGCGGTGACGTCCACGCCGACCCCGACGACGCGCTGCTCCACGATCTCGGCGACATGCTCGAACGGCGCGACCCTCCACCGGAGGTCGACGTCGAGAGTCCGATGCCGACTCTCGCTGTCGATCTGATCGCGTGGATCACGACACCGGAGCGGGCGCGCCGTGCATCCGAGGCGGAGAGTCGCCGCGCGAAGCCTCGCGCGACGGTCCTCGCGCACATCGAGCGGTTCGTCGGTGGCTGACGCGTCGGATCTGCGTCGTCGGCTCCGTTCGGCGCAGGCTCGCACGGTCGCCGACGCTTCGCGCCGTGACCTCGTCCCGGCGTTGCAGCGGATCCTGTGGCGCGACACGGGCGACACGGCGGAACGAACCCACGTCGAGTCGATCCGCCGCTCCGGTGACGTCGTCACGGCGACGATCGAGACACCGACACCGCAGGCGAACTACCAAGAGTTCGGGACACGCCCGCATCTGATCCGGCCGCGCCGTGCCCGGGCGTTGCGGTTCGTCGTCGGCGGGCGGGTCGTGTTCGCCCGGCTCGTCCGGCATCCCGGGAACCGGGCTCGGCCCCGGTTCTTCCCCACCCTGCGCCGCCGCTACGAGCGGGCGCTCGCTACCGCATGGCGGAGGTCGATCCGATGATCGGAACGTTCGCAGCCGACACGCTGCTCGCCGCGGCGCAGATCCTCACCGCCGCCGGGTACACGCCGCCTGACCGTCAGTACGTGTCGCACAACGAACCGGCCGGGGATCTCTGCGAAGAGCTGGTCGCGTGGGTCGACCCGGTCGTCGACGTCGCTCCGCAACCGTCGAGGATCGTCCGTCACGAAGCGACGATGCACGTCGACCTGACCCGCTGCGTGCCCGCCGCGACGAACGATACGCCGGTCCCGCCGGCGGACGAGCTGACGACCTCAGCGGTCGACCTCGCCGATCAGGCGTGGGCGATCTGGCGGGGACTGGTCGCCCGATGGACCGCGCACGACGCGCCGTTCGGGATCTGCGAGCAGGTCACGTTCGTCGATCTCGTCCCGCTCGAACCGCAGGGCGGGTTCGCCACGTGGCGTGCGACGTTCCGTGCGACGATCACACCGGGCCCGCTCGCCGGGTCCTGACCCGCCACCCCCAACCATCGGAGGACCGACCGTGACCGACACGGACACCCCCACCGCGGCGGCTCCCGCCGTCGACGACACGCCGATCATGCACCTGTCCGGCGCGATCCAGTTCCATCTCGGCCCGGACCTCGTCACGCTGCCGTGCCCGAAGATCGGCCAACTCCGCCGGCTGCGCGACGCCCACCACGCGGCGAACGACCGGGTGCGGGAGACGCACGCCGAGTTCGAGACGCAGCGGCAGGCGATCCTCGACGAGCTGTCGCAGATGCAGCAGCGGCTGACGAGCGCCGACACGGACGACGATGGGATCGCTGCGGCCGCCGACGCGAAGGAGAAGCTGGTCGGGTTGCAGCTCCGGCTCGAAGCGCTCACACGCGACGCGACCCGCAAGGCACAGGACGTCGGCTTCGACGCCGCGGTCGGCTGGTTCCGTCTCGCGCTCGACGTCCTGTCGTCGATCCGTGTCGCCGACCCGGCCCCCGGCGAGGACGTGCCCGACGGGGTACTCGCCGTCGACGATCTGCCCGGCTGGATGAGCCAGCTCGGGACGGCCCGCAAGTTCATGGAGCACTGGATGACCCACCCTTCACCCCGTGGCATCTGAGCGCCCCCGGCGATGCCACGACAGGGGAAGTCGGTCCGCTCGAAGCTGCCGGGCTCGACTGGATCGCGCCGATCTACCGGGCGTGCGCGGCGGTCGCGCACATGAGCCCACGCGACGTCGACGACCTGTTCCCGTGGGAGGTCGCGGCGATCCTCGGACTCGACGACGACGCCGACGGCGGATCGTCCGCGGCTCCCGACGACGGTCGTGGTGGACTTGACGTCGGGAAGCTCGGGCTGATCGTGCCGGGGACGACGATGGTGAAGGGAGCCTGACCGCCTGTGGCGTTGCGTGAAGAGGTCGCTCTCGACATTTCCGCGGCGCTCCGCCAGGTCGACGCGCTCGAACGCCGGCTGACGTCCGCCGCGCAGGGGTTCCAGCGGGTCCTCACCGACGCACTGTCGGGCGTGTCGGGCGTGTCGATCGAGGTCGACGTCGACACGGCCGGGGTGACCGCGGCGATCGACGGGGCCGTCGACGCCGCGGACGTGACGGTTCCGGTCACGGCGGACACGGCGCAGGTCGAGCAGCAGCTCGCGTCGCTCGACGTCGCCGACGTCGCGGTGAACGTCGACACGACCGACGCGGTCGACGGGCTCGAACGGGCGACGGATGCGACGGAGGAGTACCAGCGGCAGACCCGTGAGACGGAACAGGACGTCGGCCGGTTCATCGAACGGTTGCGGCTCCTGGCGGCGATCGCGGCGACCGCGTTCGCTGTGCAGCTCGTCCGGGTCGGTGTCGAATACAACACGCTTGTTCAGCAGGCGTCGGCGGCGTTCGAGACGATCCTCGGGTCGGCCGACGAGGCGCAGGCCCTGCTCGCGAGCATCGCCGAGTTCGCGTCGACATCGCCGTTCCCGCGGCAGGCGTTCATCGAAGCGACGCAACAGCTCCTCGCGTTCGGGTTCGCTGCCGACGAAGTGATCCCGACTCTCGACGCGATCCAGCAGGCGATTGCCGCCGCCGGCGGGACGACGGTCGACCTACAGGAAGTGGTGCGGATCTTCGCTCAGATCCGGTCGACGGGTCGGCTCACCGCGGAGGACCTGAACCAACTCGGGATCCGGGGGATCAACGCGGCGGAGCTGATCGGCCAGGCGTTCGGTCAGACCGCCGGCGAGATCCGCGACTCCATCACCGCGGGGACGCTCGACGCCGACGAAGCGCTCGCCGCGCTGACGGAGCAGATCGGAACCCGGTTCGAGGGTGCGACCGACCGGGTGCGCGACACGTTCCTCGGGACGATCGACCGGATCCGTGCCGCGCTGCGCGACCTCTCGGCGCTGCTCACGTCCGGGTTCGTCGACCCGACCGGTGGCGGCGCCGCGATCGAGATCGGCAACCAGCTCGCCGACGAACTGCGCGGACTCGAAACGGCAATCGGTCCGCTCGTCGAGCAGTTCAATACGGAGTTCTTGCCGGTCCTCGTCGAACTCGCCGGCGACGTCCTCCCCGCCCTGTTCGACGTGATCGAGGCGGGTCTGCCGATCTTCGGTGGGCTCGGCCAGGCAACGACTGTGCTGCTGCGGGTGCTGCAGGCTGCGACGGCTGTGATCGCGGCGATCCCGCCCGAGTTCCTGGCGATCGCGGCGACGGCGTTCTCCTTTTACCGGGCGACGCAGCTCGTCTCGGCCGGGCTGGCGTTGCTCCGCACCCGGGCGCAGCAGGCGTCGCTCGCCCTGTCGGCGACGAACCCGCTCATGTTCGCGTTCGTCGCCGCGGCGACCGCGATCTCGTTCGTCCTCGGCCAGGGATCCGGCGCGGTGTCCGAGTTCGATCAGGACGTCGCGTCGCTCACCCGGACGTTGCAGGGCGCCGAACCGACACTCGAAGTGTTCCGCCAGTCGATCGAGGACGCTCTGCTCGGCGAGGACGGCGGGCAGGGCCTGTCGAACCTGCTGAACCGGCTCGGGTTGACGACCGACGAGCTGATCCAGGCGGCACGGGCCGGTGAGGACTTCCGTGCCGCGATCGACGACGCGTTCGGCGACGACCTGCCGTCGTTCGCTCTCGATGCGCTGAACGATCGACTGAACGAGCAGATCGACCTGATCACCGCGGCAGCGGAGGCGCAGCTCGACTACGGGGTCGCGACCGGACTGTGGACACAGGAGCAGGTGATCGCGGCTCGGGCGTCGGCGTCGCTCGCCGGGTCGTCACTGATCGCCGTCGACGCGTTGACCGAACTCCGCGACGCGCAGATCGAGCAGGCCGCTGCGTCGGAGCGCGCAGCGGACGCGGCGCGTGTGATCGGCGAAGCGCTCGCACTGCAGGTGTCGACCGTCTCGCAGCTCGCCGCCGAGTACCCGGCCCTCGCGGACGCGGTCGCCGCCGTGTCGAACGAGGCTGTACCCGCCGAGCGGGACCTGCTGAACCTGGCGATCGCCGCCGACGAAGCGGGGATCGCCGGCGAGGATCTGGAAGCGGTCGCGGCGTCGCTTGGGATCTCCGTCGATGCGCTGCGGGCGTTCATCGCCGGGGCGACGGGCGCGCTGGACGACTTCACGTCGGCGGCGACGTCGCGGCTCCCGACGTCGGGGTCGATCTTCCGTGATCTGTCGACTGTGGCGACGTCGGCCCGGTCGGTGCCAGAGACGATGCGGCGCGCCACGCAGCAGACCGAACGGTTCGTCGAGGCGTTGCAGGACGCCCGTGCCGCGCTCGAAGAGGCGTTGCGGCCGGCGACGGAGGTCGATCTCGAACAGGCCGAGATCAACATCGCCGGCGCGCAGGAGAAGCAGGTCGAAGCGGTCGAGCGTGTCGCCGCTGCCGAGGACGCGCTGCGGCGGGTCCGGTTCGACGCGGCGAACGAGGGGATCGACGCGGCGGAGCTGCGGGCCCGCCGGGAACGTGAGCTGAGGGAGGCGCAGCTCGCGGTCCGTCAGGCGCAGGTCGACGAGATCGAAGCCCGTCAGGAACTGCTCGAACTGCAGCAGCAGGGCACCGACGCCGACGAGGACGTGATCGAAGCGCGGGAGCGTGTCGCCGAGGCGACGCGGGATCTCGCTCGGGCGCAGACCGAAGCGGCCGACGAGACGGAACAGGCGGAGCGCCGCACCCGTGGCGCTGCGGACCGGCAGGTCGTCACGGCGGCACGGTTCACTCAGGCGCTGATCGACGAGGCGAACCGGCTCCGCACGTTCCGTGAGGCGCTGCAGACGATCACCGACGCCGGGTTCGCCGAGGTCGCCGCGACGATCGCCCGCGAAGGCCCGGAGATCGGTGGTGCGCTCGCGTCGGAGCTGGCGGCGGCGCTCAACGCGGGGAACCGGCAGATCGTCGAGGATCTGGACGACGCGTTGACGCTGTTCGAGCAGGAGTGGTCGCTGACGACGGAGTTCTTCCGCGACCAGCTCGGCCCCGAGTTCATCCTGCAGGCCGGGATCATCGGATCCGGCGCGGCGGACGCGTTCGGTTCGAACCTCGACTTCGCGGAGCGTGTGCGGATCGCGGCGGAACTCGCCGAGTCCGGTCTCGACCTGCAGGGCCAGGCGATCGCGACGGTCGCCGCGCAGGCCGGCGAGGACGCAGCGCGCGACTACGCCCGCCTGCTGGATCTCGAAGGGCCGACCGTCGAAGCGGCGATCGCCGCCGGGCTGGCGCTGCGTCGACGGACCCCGTCGGAGGATGCGCGGATCGCCGGCGAAGCTCTCGGCGTCGCGTACTCCGACGGGATCGCCGAAGGGATGGCGAAGCAGTCCCGCAAGCTCGAAGAGACGGCGCGTCTGCTGGCGCTCGGCGTCATCGAAGCGTCGAAGAAGGCGTTGAAGATCGCGTCGCCGTCGCAGGCTGCGGCCGAGCAGATCGGCGCTCCGTTCGTCGAGGGGATCATCGCCGGGCTCACCGCCGGCGAGTCCGACGTGACCGCTGCTGTCGGTGATCTGACGTCAGCGATGCTCGCTCTGACCGGCGGCGGGAACATCGCGGCAACGGTGCGGACCCCCGCGGGGGCCGCGACCGCTGCGGGGATCACCGCCGGCCCGGCCGGCGGCGCGTCGGGGGGCGCGCCGCTGGTCGGCGAACTCCGCATCTACACGTCAGACGCCGCGACGGGGATGCGGACCGCGCTCACCGACCTGGCGGCGATCCAGCGGAGGACACGATGAGCGGCGAGATCGGCTGCGACGAGTGCAATGGGACGATCGAGATCGGCACGATCCCCGGGTCTGACCCGGT